CCAGCTTGCACCTCAATCTCATCATCCCAATCAATGATGGTTGGCCTCTCAAAAGGAGAAGGCAAATACCTCAAAGACTGGATGAAAGGAGTACCCTGATTATGAGCAGGATATAAAATCCCGACAGGATTAGCCAACTCAAAATCTGGCATGCCAGCAACCTCGACCAAAACGTCGATAGTGTCACTGACAACCGAAGGAGCAACCAAAGGATTAACCACATACATAACCAAGGAACCAATACTGGTCCCAATGTTAGAATACGGCGTCCTAGAAATGTAAGGCACCTCAAACTCAAAGACGTTGCCATCTTTAAGATCGAAAATAGCGGAGTAAGCAAAAGGGTCAGGTCCACTGGCACCGTAAGCAGCAACATTGACTATAGTGGAAGTAGAAACCATGTCAACCAAATTCTTGGTGAAATTGTCTGGCGCAAAGGCTACCATCACACGTCCAGCGTGCATCTTAGTCTTGGCAAAAGTAAACCTAAACTTAACACCGCCTCTCCACTGCTTAAATGAATTAGCAGCGAAAAACAAATGAGACGGCTGAATGGAATTAGTGCCAACTGGTGCAACACGAGGCGGAAAAAAGTTAACCGCAGGCAAAGCACCATAAGCCCTAAACCAAAAAGCCATTGGAGATATGACAGTCGTATAAATACGACTGCCAGCAGGAACATTAGTGCCGTACTCAAAAACATTGATCTGTGCCCACCGAGAAGTAACATACTTCAAGGACATCTCATCAACGTCAGAATACCCAACGCTAGTATTGATAGAAGTGGTATTAGCTGCTGTAGCTGCCAAATTGAAAGTGGCAGTAGCAACGTCGGTGTTCCACTCTCCAACGTGTGAACAGCGGTTAATCCTGACAACAGGGTCCATAACAACAGGCTTGCCGTAACCGAAAAACCTGACAACACCAGCGGCCTTACCCAAAGCCCACGATGTAGCGCCCCCTATAGAAGACAAAGAAGGCACTCCTTTTGCAAGAAAAGAAATTGACTTAGAAGCCAACATCATAGCACTGCTCATAGGGTGCGACTCTTTCTCGAACTCCTCAGTAACTGGTGACAGCTTACGCATGGCGTTAAGCTGCACAACGTCATTACGCTGAGGAGTGCAACCAAAGAGC